CCTCAAAACTCCGTTCAGACGGCCTAACTTAAACTTGTGGGAGATTAAAAATGGTAGAATTAAAGAACACCTCAAAAGTCGTGGTTGTATTCTGGGGCTTGTTGGCTAACGGTCAGGCAATCGTCTTTATGCCTGAACAAACATTACAATTTGCTGAGTCAGCCCTCCGACTGAAATGGCAAAAATTCATTGCTAAGTATCACTCAGACGTCCAAGTCACCAAGATTGACGGCGTTGAGCCTGAAAAAGCTCCTGAGCCTAAGCAAGACACTACAAAACCTAAAACTCAAAAACCTGCTCCTGCTAAGCCAGCTGAAAACAAAGAAGGAACACCTGCAAGTCCTGCCCCAGCTAGCCCTACAGCACCAGCAGCTTCTAGTGCTTCGGGACAACCTACATCGCCTGCAGCACCTGTAACTAATACTCCAACTCAACCTCCAGCAGCTAATCCTGCGCCTGCTAGCCCTCCGAAAGCTGAGGGTGGCGGTAAACCTGCGGCATCTTCTGATTCCTCAGCAGCTGCTAATGGCGGTGTGAGTGACGAAGGCTTGGCTGCCATCATGAGTGAATTGGGTGATTAATTATGGCCAAGCAACTGAACAACCTTGAAAATGCGTTGCTTTCTATTGCCCGAAAGACTAAAGCAGCAAACACTGTCGCTGCTGAAGCAAAAGAATTAGCAGCACCTGCCAATATCGCAACTGCGGTCAATGGCGCGCTTTCTGAAGTAGAAACTGCGGCCAAGATTGCGGCTTTACAAGCTGCGCACGAAACAGGCATGAAATTGGCTGTTGAACGTGGCGTGTATTATCTCGAAGATGCGTTGACTGGCGATTTGCGTGAAAAAGTCTTGTCAGGCTATTTCAAGGACAACAAACAAACTCCTGACGAAGCTGCCGCAGTCAGCCTTGCAATTACTGAGTTTATTGAACGAATCCCAAACGGCTCAGTCATCACCGCGCGTCAAGGTTCAGTGTTTAGTGTCGACAAGAACAAAGGCTGGAAGCCTGATGTCTTCGGCGCAGACGGTCGTGTCGTTTCAGTCGGCGGAATGAAGCTGACTATTGACGGCGCACAACCTTGTATTTATATCCGTAACAAATCCAACTGTTACTTTGATTTCCGTGGCGTTACATTCATTGTTGAGTCTTTTGGCGTCAATGTCTTTGAAATGGACGGAGGCGAAGGCAACATCATTACCCATGGCGGTAATATCCGCACACGCCGATACCTTGAAAAAGGTTATGTCGGCGGTCGTCAAGGCCTGTTTGCCCCGATTGATGGTTGGACTCCAGAAAATCCTGATATTGGTTACGGCTATGCCGACAAGGGCTTGTACGATTTAGGTTTCAACACCACAACCTTGATGCATGACTTAGCTCGCTATCGTAACAATGCTGCTCAAGTCCATACTGTTAAGAAACCTGCCGATTTGACTTGGGCTCAAGTCAAAGAATATGAACGTCAACAAAGCGTCAGGAAATACCTGAGTGTTGGCGGCTATTGGAATGAAGACGGCACCAAAAACCAATTCCCTCAGGAAGATGGTACAGTGTCAGAAGAGTGGGGTATGTGGGCTGGCGGCCAACGCGGTTCATCAGCTTGCGGTTGGGTATTCTATGACACCCATCATCTGGTAGTCTGGGATTTTGATATCCGAGGCATGACCAGCTCAGCACTCCAATTTGGCTTGTATTCTACTCGTGACTGTCGTGCAGTGGATGGCGGCGACATCGCCACAGCTATCCGAGAGAAAATGGTATGCTATGACTGCAAAGTCTATGGCGGTTTCATGCATGCTAACTACATTGGCGGCATCGGTGTTGTACGCGGTGTTGGTATCACGATTGAGGGCATGAACTGTATCGAAGGTCGTGTTGGTCACCCTGACGCTTCCTTAGGTCATTCACGCGACAACAGCCAAGTAACTGTTGACCCAGGCTATTGGTTATGGACTAGCCGATACTTGCCTCAAGTTGGTATCCGATTCCTGAACAACCATTTCGGCTTCGCAGCCCGCAAAGTTTGTGACGCTCACACTGGTAACAACATCCAAATTATCGGTAACAGCGGTTCATGCTTGTACTATGGTACAGGCGTGGTGATTGAAGAATCCTTTGCAATGGACGCAACCAAAGGCGGTCGGGCGGAGGACACTAGCTTCAAATACCAAGAATCAAACATTGTCATCAAGGACAATGAGTTTGAGTGCGGCTTGAACGGTATCTTCTTGATTAACGGCGCAACAGGCGTTAAAGCTCGAAAAGACAAGAAACTCTGGTGGTTGCGTGCAAACATCACAGTTGAAAACAACCGTATCTATGCCCCACGCGGTATGCCTTGTAACTTCGGTCATAACCGATTTACAATTCAAGGCAACAGTTGTACTTTCTCCTTGCCTTTTGGCGAACCATTCGGCTTACGCTACCTGAGCGCAATCAATATCAAGAAGGGCGGTCAGAATTACAGCCCTGATACCAAGCTTGTTATTACAGGTGGCGGTGAGGGCGCACGCGGTGCAGCTGCTACTTGTACTGTTACCAACGGTGTGATTACTGCAATCAGAATCACTGCTACTGGTACTAAGTATGCTGACGTAAGCTCCATCTCTGTTCAAGCTGTTGACCCGACAGGTCAAGGCTCAGGCGCAGAGTTTGAGGCTTTCTGTAATTCCTCTTCTTATGCCTACATGATTGGTGCTGAGGCTCGATACGGTACTATTGATGCAAGCTTCATTGTTAACAACATGGCTCGCAACTCAGCATACGGTAACTATGACCGTATGTTCTTGTCTGCTAACCTTACAGGCTGTACTGTACGCGACAACCGCTTGGATACAACTCCGTACACCAAAGGCACTAACCCTGCATTGCCGTACACATCTGATTATCCTTACGTCCACCGCTCAGGCGTTGCTAGTCAAGGCTTCTACCAAACGGGTACACACACTGACTGCCACCATGAGAATAACAAGACTTGGGATCAGAGAACAGGCTTGTTTACAGATTTTGTGTTCCGCAATGTGACTACTGCTAACGGTACATTGGCTGAAAATACCAAAGTGTCGAAAACTGAAATTCAGGCACTGATTGATTCAGCCGTCGCAGCTGCTGTCGCTAAGTTGAATACAGGCAAGGCCGAAAATAGCCCAGCTGCTAATCCGCAGCCTGCTACACCTCAACCAGCGGAATCCCCTAGAACAGAAACAAGCAATCAACCTGCTTCACCTGCTCCTGCTAATCCGCAACCGAATGGCGAGACTCAACCGCCTGCTGCTGCAGCACCTAAGGAATCTGAAACCGCAACTGGTACTGAATCCCCTGCTGCTACATCCGTCAAATTTACATTTGATGGACTTGAGGCAAAAGCTCCTGAGGCGATTGGTAGCAACGGTACAGCCAAGCTGAAATCCGTGAATAACGCTATCCGCGCAGGTGAGCCAGAGGGCTGGGCAGGCGCATTCGGCGAAGTTGACGGTCACAAAACAATGCGTTCTTTAGTGGCTGGCGAGGGCAAGGGCCTTCGCTATATCGAATCTGAGGGCTTGACTTCTGACGGCTCAACCGATTCCGCGCTGATTGTTCCGTTCAAGCAACAAGCTGGCGGAGCTACTGGTGCTGGATTCTCTGTAATCACTCATAAAGGTCGCACCATTGTTGGTAATGGCTTGATTACAACCAATGAAGAATCAGGCTTCAAACTGCGATTTGCTGAGGGTACAACCATTAACGGTAAGCCAATTTCAGCAACCAAAGTCTATCCGTTTGATACCTGGCATGTTGCTATGATTCCTGTACCTGCTGGTGCTGACAAAGCCTTTGATACAGTTAGATTTGGTATGAACCATGCTGGTAACGTTGGTCGCAACGTGATTGTCGGTGCAGGCGTTGAGTTTGTCCAAGGCGACATCAGCAAAGTCGGTGAGAAAGTCACTGCATTGATGACTGAATACGGTATCAGCAGCTAAGATAAGGCCGTCTGAACCGCTTAATCCCAATCAAGGAGATAACCAATGATTCAACTCAAAAATATCTCAGGCGCCATGCTCGTGTTCTACGGCATGCTGGAAAGCGGTTCAGCCGTATTCTTCAAGCCTGATGAAACGCTGGAATTCAGCGAAGCAGACCTGACCGGCAAATGGCGTCAGATTATTGCTAAGTATGGCTCAACAAGCATTCAAATTGTTGAGACTGCTAGCAAGGAAGAATCGAAGCCGAAAGCTGAGACACCTGCTAAAAAGCCTGCAGTCAAACAGCCTGCTGCGCCTAAGTCAGACGACAAGACTGATGAGAAAAAGTCTGAATCTGAATCAAAAGGCGAAGCAAAGACTGAAACACCTGCTAAGGCTGACACAAAATCAGATGCTACAAACCCTAAGGGAGAAGCAAAGGCCGAAACGCCTGCCAAGCCTGATGCAAAATCTGATGAAAAGCCTGAGGGTGAGGCTGAATAATAAGCCCTTCGCAGATTGCTCTGCGGCTAATCTCTTGAGAGGTTAGCACAACTGCTTACAACGATTAACCCCAACCAATTTTTGTCCCTTTTCATTGCGTTAATCCAGTTGTCTAGGTAGTTGTGCTAACCTTTTATTTTTCCAGGAAAATCGTATGAGATTGATTGATTTAGTTTCACGCACTAGCGACTTGCGCAATCGCCAATACAAGACTGGTACTTTATCAGGCGTTCAGTTTTCCTACTCCCGCAAGAACAAAATTTTGTATGTTACGGCTCGAATCAAGTCAGCCTCTTCCAACATCGTCTACAAGACTATGCTGGGCTTCAAAGGTGTTGACTGGTCAACCGAACGCGGTGGCGATTACATCGTCAAATATACGGAGAATGGCGAGACTATTTGGCTGAATCAGCCATCCGCTTTGATGCAAGTCGTAACACGTTGTCAGTGCCAAGACTTCAGACACCGATTCATGTGGCAAGACAAAAGCGTGAAATCGTTACATGGTAAGGCTATCCCATATACCAGAGTACCAGGCAGCAATAGACCGCCTGCAAACCCCCTAGGGGATACTGGTTGGGGCTTCTGCAAGCATGAACTAGCCCTTGTTAAACATCTGCGCAAAAATTACATCTTAGGCCGAAACGCTTTGGTTGATGCTTACTTGCGCAAACGCGAAAGGAAGCCAGGTGAACCCCGCAAATAGATTGAGACAACTGCTTGAGGCCAGCAATTCCTACACCCAGAAGCGCGTATTGCGTGTGAGAAACGGTAAGAAAGAACTGGTTACGCAGAAAGTCTATAAAGAGCCGTGCAAAGACGGCTGGCGCAGAGACCCAAAAACAGGCAGATGCATCAAGATGTCGCCTCAAGAGATTCGCAATCGCAAGCTGGCTGCTCAGAAAGTCGCACGGAGTCCTACAGCCAAGCGCAATCGTGCAATCAGCCTGAGACGGCGTAGCCAATGGGGGTTGAATAAGAAATGATTACATACCAAGAGATTTTGTATTCAGTCCTGTTGGAAGCAGGTCAATGGATTGCAGGCCTTGAAGCTACAGCCATCTCAAAACAACAGATGGATGTTATCATCAAGCGTGAGCTGGGTCAGTATTCCCGATTCATTCCTAATGTAATCACACGCACTATCCCGATTGGCGGCCAATACCGTTTCAGCGAAGAGATTGACGGCCAGATACCCCTACAGGTGACTAGCGTAGCAGCTGAGAATAACGCTTATACAGCTGGTTATCGGAGAGGTAACAATACAATCGGCGTTTCAAACTGGCAATATAATGCACCTGTTCTGCAATTACGCTTTCCAGGCGTATCCGACCGCCTGTATATCGTGACCTACACTGTACCGCACGTTTACAAAGACGATGCGATTCAGACGATTGATATTGAGAATCAGAAGTTCATGAGTCTGGTTGCCGCTCGTTTCATGATTACATTAGGCCGTTCACGCAGAGCCTTCCTGTTAAATGACCTGCCCTTCCAAATGGACGCAGACATGCTGATTACAGAAGGCCAAGACCTGTATGAACGTACAATGCAAGATATTATGACCAACTCATCGTTTTATCTGGCTATTTTACGATAGGAGGCCAGCTTATGACCTCTGCTGTAACATTACATGAGAAACTCGAACAGGCTGCTTCTAGACATACGGCGATTGTAATAAATAACGCTTTGAAATTCTCAGGCACTGAAGTTTTAGTCTTTCGGCCTCAAATCAAACTTACAACCGATGAAGTGTACGGCATTTATGCAGGTTCAGACCTCAGGGAATCTAACTCTTACTCAATCTATGATAGGGGCAAGGAGGCTGAGGACATCATTGAGATAACAGGCACGGAATCCTCAACAGACAATGACCAGGATTACGCCTACAATGACCCGACCAAGTGTCTAGCCTTGATAACAGCCAATACATGGCGTCAGATAGACAGCGTAGCAGACGGCTTCTTTGAAGACCCCATCGACTTATGGTGTGATGCTAAGGCTGATATCCTGCCTGGTGATGTCGTTCAGATTACACGGAGCAACTGCGAATCAATCCGATTCAAAGTCATTGCCGCCAAGACTATCGGGGCTTCAACAGACATCGTCAGAAAGCTTCAACTTTCAAACGTGGGGGATTGACCAATGGCTACCACTATAATTGCGCCTGCAGACATATTCGTGACGATACTTCGGGCGATAGCCGTGCAGTATCCGTTCATCAAAGAGACCGTCTTTGACCCAACTCTGGATTATGAGCATACAGTGTCGCTGAATCGGTTGAATAATGATACACCAACCATTGAGAAGTCAAGACTGCCTTTGTTGTCTTGGAACCGCTCACCGTTCAGGAAAGCTGGGACAGGCCGTTATCATAATTTCAAAGCATACAACGGTAAGGCCGTACAAGACGTGAATTTCTCAGTGTTGGAAGCTGATTTCCGCTTCTCGCTGTTTACGTCAACCATGATTGATATTGAAAAGTTTGAGTTGGACTGGTATCTCAACAAGGGTATCCGCACTATCAACAAGGTTGAGATTGAAGTTGAGGGTGAAAAGGTTATATATTCCGTCATCTGGGGAGACAATCTTGATGATGTCCTCTGGAACTTGGAGAGCAACTATTACAAGGCCTTGTCAGGTACAGCCATGATTACTGGCCCACTCATTCGTATCGACACTGATGAATCAGAAGATGCTAAGTCAGGCTTGATTGAAAATATCAAGTTTTCAGTCATGAACTGCTATGGTGATGAAGTTACTCTTTCTGAGTTGAAGCCTGACCCCAATGACCCTCCTAACAATCCAGACAAGCTCAAACTGTTTGAACTCTGGAAACTAAGACAGAAAGACCAAATATGAGTGAACAAACAAAAGAACAAGCACAAGAGCCAGAAGTGAAACCTGCTGCGCCTGCTAAGAAACCTGCCGCGCCGAAAGCTACTCCCAAACTCATGCGAGCATACAACCGTCTCAACGAAGATGTGATTTTGGGTGAAGGCGAAAATGCTATCATGATTCCACCACGCGGACAAGTAGTAGTCAGCGAAGAGAATTTGCCTGAGGAATTGCCCGCAGGCGTTATCGTTACGGCCTTTGCAGAGTAACAACTCAATACAGAATCTTTCAGCTTGACTAGATTCAGGCTGAATGATAACCCATTAATTTTTGATAGGATAAGACTATGACTGCTGCTCGTGTCATCAAGCGAGAACAGGATTTGTCCATTTATGCCAATTCAACTGGTACTTACTATGCCGCCATGGTAGTGCCTGCGTTGAAAGGTAAGCGTAACAAAGCTCAGTTGATTGCTACTCGCAAACAGCTGCTGCGTATGCTTACACCTAACGACCGAGTTGAAGTTGGTATGCATATGGCACTTTTTGGTGCGCTCAACGTTCTGCAATCAACCAAGAATCTGGTTGTAGTAGTGCCTGAGACCAAAAACTGTAAATATGCCGGCATCCAGTTCCATAAAGAAAACGCTCCACAACCAGTTTCAGACGGCTTAACGAATCCTGACGCTCATGAGCAGGGCGCAAATTCGTTCCTGATTGCTGCTTCAAGTCAAGGTGCTTGGGGTAATGACCTGTTCATTACTATCCATAGCTACAAATTCATGGAGCAAGTTCAGGTTGAGGCTGTAACAACTCCTCAGGCCTTGAGTATCCCTACAACTCAAGACTGGGGCAACGGTTACCCAGTTCAGGTTTACGGCTCGAAACTGCCTGCTGAACTTGACCCGAATGCGACATACTTCGTCATTCGTGACGGTAACAACAAAATCAAACTGGCGAAAACTCAGGCTGACGCATTGTCTGGCGAAGCTTCTGCTGCGATTCAAGTCCAAGCGATTGAAGCTCAAACCCTGAACCTTTCCCCAGCCATCTACTACACACGCGAACCTAACACCATGTGTATCCGCGTGTTTACCAAAAACGACCTGAACAACCCAGTCAAGAGCTACATTGTTTCCAAGTCTCAATCTGCTAAGAATGAGGACGGTCGCACGCTGTATATGGAAGATGTAATCACTGATGGTGAATTCATCGACATCTTTGATAATCCGCTCGTTTCTGATGCTTACGTCCGAGACATCATCAAGCCTGTACGCTTGTCTGGCGGTCATGACGGCGATGCCTTGACTACAGGTGATATGATTCGTGCATTGCGCGCTTTGGACAACACCAAAGAGTTCAGCATTAAAGTGATTGGCGACTCAGGCCATACTATTCCTGCTTACCATCACGCCCTCTTGGAACTTGCCAAGAAACGTGACGACTGCTTCGTCTGCCTGTCCTCACCTCTTTCTACTCAGCAAAACCCTGATACAGCTGCTCAAGAGATTGTGAACTACGTCAACTTTGTCGGTAATTTCAACACCTCTTGGGGCGGTATCTATGCGCCTCACGTGAAGATTTATGACGAATTCAATGACCGTGAAGTCTTGATTTCGCCCGATTCCGTTGCTATGCGCGCTATCTTGGACACTGCCTCCAACTATGAAATTTGGTATCCGCCTGCTGGTAACCGCCGTGGTGTTGTATCTGCTTTGGATGCTAAGGTTCACTTGACTGATGCTGACCAAGACTTGCTGTACGACAACAACGTCAATCCAATCGTGTTTGATGCTGGCCAGGGTATCAAAATCTGGGGTCAGAAAACCCTTTACCGCACCCCATCCATGCTCGACCGTATCAATACCCGCATGATGCTCATTACAATTGGCCCAGCAATCAAAGAGTTGCTGCATAGCTTCTTGTTTGAGTTCAATGATGAGGGTACACGCGCTATCGTCCGCGCATTGATTAAAACCTACATGGACGGTATCCAAGCACGCAAGGGTGTTGAGAAATATGAGATTGTCTGCGATGAGACTAACAATACGCCAGACCGTATCGACAATCATGAATTGGTTGTAGATTTGCTGGTATGTCCTAAGTCCTCCATCGAGTATATCCCATTCACTATCGGCATCACTAACAACAGCATTAGCTTTGACTTGGCTAAACAGGCATTGTAAAGAGAGACTAACACATGAGACCAACCTTTTCTCAAATTCGTTCTCTTGGCGACCCAGCCCTGAACAATGCTTGGTACATCCAATTTACCAAGATTCCTGCAGCTGCTGGTGTTACCACTGAAGATTTGAATTTTCGTTGCGAATCTAGCGACATCCCCAAAATGAGCGGCCAGAGCGTACAAGTACAGATTCGTGGCTTGCCTCCTGTTAAGTATCCAGGCACTTACGTTCCTGACGGTACATTCACTCTGAACTTTACAGAGACTGAAGACAACAAAGTCACTGCAGCTATTGCAGCCTTGCGTCAGCTTTGTTACGATTCAGAAACAGGTGCGGGCTTACCCAAGGCCGAACTGGAGATTGAAGCTCGCTTGGTTCGTCTGAGCCGTCAAAACAAACCAATCTGGGAATACAACCTGCTTGGTGTGTTTATTGAGTCTTATGACCCAGGCGGTCAGCTGCAGGGCGCGCAGGCTGATATCCTGAAGCCTAGCATGACTCTGTCTTACGACAGTTTCACTGAGAAAGCCCTGTAATACTGATTCAGATACCCCCTCTGACCAAAATGAACCCATTGACGCTCCTGGTGTTAATGGGTTTATTTTTTGAATACACCAAAGGAACAGCCATGTATAACCTGTTAATACCGTTACATGTTGTAGTGTCAAGAATCCCTGAGGGCTTAGCAGATAAGACCCTGACTGAAGATGATGACTGGTTTTTCAGTTACATGTCTCAATCAGAGGGAAACGAAGATTTGCTTGACACCCTTGATGTACTTGTGAGACTTGAGAAGATTCATATCAAGACATTGACTCGCAAGAAGTTCATCTCAATCTGGTTCAACGAATATCCGCGCTCCTTTGTCGCTGATATCTTGAGCCTCAGCGATAACCCTGATTCAGTCATTGCTAAACGGCTGAAAGATACTGATGAATTGTTACAAGTGTATCAGTTAACAGGCGATGAGACGGCTGAAGAATACAACCTGCATTCAGCATACTCAATCAAGACGAAGAAGCATTACAGATTCTAAGCTATATAATATAACAAATGGGTGTGTATAGATATTGTATCACATCTATGAGTTTGGAATTGGCTATTTCGTTGGTAATCCTTTGATTAGCCAATAGAATTTTTAGCCAAAATCCTGTATTTATGTTCGGAATCCTGTACTCGCCAAGACCCTTACCAACGAACGGAAGCATATGAAAGTCTTAACACGCAGCAAGGTTGCCTCAGTTCAATGGGGTAGCCAGAATCATTGGAATGTTGTATTCCCAAATCGCGGTGCAAATGAAAAAGTCGCACCGCTCCCTAGCCCTTTCGATGACTGGTTTCCAGCCACTGACGTTACCTTGAATGATGTGTCCCTCAATACTGCAACGCTGATGTTAGGCAAATCTGAGTTCAAACTGCCGCAGTCAGGTTCTGCGTCCGACTTAACCCTGACAGTTGTAGATACGCAGGATGAAAAGATGTACCGTTGGTATGAAGCTTGGGTTGATTACATCAAAGGCGGAGACACCGTCAAGACCTTAGAAGAATCATACAAGCTGGTTCAGATTGAGAGCTACTCAAAAACAGGCTCAGCGGAATCTGGCCTTTCGCATTCGATTGAGAGCCGATGGAAGAGCAACGGCATACGCACTTACATGATAGTGCCTACAGGCCAAATAAGTTGGTCACGCGGTTCTTCGGCTGAGACGGTGAGCTTATCATTAACATTTGACATAGTAGGTATTGTACGATGACCCAAACAACAGGGGCTTACATTGTTGTAACCCAATTACCATCCAAATTCTTGTCTTACCCTGACAACGTTTCAATCAAATTCAAGCCGTATTCTTTCGGCGAAATTGAACAGGCCTCCCAACTGAAGGGTGCGCCTGAGAAAGAGGTCATTCAAGCAGCCCAATCGGGCATTATTGTTGAGGGGATGGATTTCCTCGACTTGGAAGTGGCGGATTTTGCGTATCTTGTATTGCTGCGCCATCTGTCGACTTTTGACCGCACCAAATTTAACCTTGAATTTGAATGTCCTGTTTGCCAGCACAAGAACAAGAAAGAAGTACACACTGACGAAGTGGAATTCAATGAATTGAATGAACGCTTCAAGTCATTGCCCGTGAAATTCAACTTGTCTAGTGGTGTACCGATTGAGGTTGGAGGCTTTACGCTCCGAGACCGCCTGAAACTCGTTGAGTTGGGCGAAGAGACTAATGACCTTGCTAATCTGGCTATCCGCATCAAGAACATGAAATTTGAAGAGGCCAAGCAAGTAATTGCTGGTTTGGATTCAGGCGAAGATATTGACCTGCTGACAGTGGTTGCTTCTGAGCTGGACTTTAACACCCAATATGTTGTTTCATCTTGCGAACATTGCAAGGCCGATAACATATCTATCGCATTGGAGGACATCTTAGAGATTGCCACACCCTTTCGCCGAAACGCAAATGATGTTCTCAATCGCATACTTCCTAGCTCGCAATCAGGTAGTTGACCCTGTGACTTTGCGTAGGATGGATTGGTCAGAAGTCAATTACATGTGTGAACAACTATCCAAAGAATTAGAGGAATTGAACGATGGCTAAACTCACGCGCATTGTTACGCACGGGGCTAAGACCGAAAAGGCTGCTCATCAAGTCCGAATGCTTCACGAAGAAACACGGGCTAATGCTAACCTGTTTGAAGATTTCCTGTCAGAAGAACAGAAAAAGCTTGTAAGAGCCTTTGAGAAACAGCTGGACAAGCGGTTGACCTCAGAGAAATGGTCTGAAAAGGATTCCGACCAACTACAAGCCATGCAAGAGCAGTTGGTTGATATCTTTGAGAAAATCCGTACAGAAAACGCAGACAAGACAATCTCAGCCGTCAAGATGATTGAGACCTATCTGGAAATGCGCGCTCGTAAGGATTTGTCTTCATCACACCGCAAGCATATTGAAGATGACTTGGATAAGCTGCTGCGTCAGTTAGGCCTTGAGAACATCGACAAGGACGATTACGACCGCAGTTCAGCTGACCGCACTAGAGAGGCTCACAACCGCAATATTGAACTGAGGCGCGCAGCTGAGTTAGCCGATAAGATTACAGCCACTGCTGAAGAGACTCAAGGCCTGAAAGACCATCTGTATGAGTTGAAAGTCGGTTACAATGAAGCAATCAAATCAGATGGCTTCAGAAACCTCAAGCGCGATGCAGTTGACCGATTGCTCAAGGGTACAGGCTTGGGTGAGCTGGCTGAGATGTTTGACTTAAGCGGTAAAGCCAAGTCAGGTTGGGGTAAGCTTAAATCTGGCTTAGGCAAAGGCTGGGACAAGCTCAAGGACAGCTTTGACGAAAAGAGCCAAGAGCAGTTACAGCAACAGAAAGAGTTAGCCGACAAGCAAGAGTTGAAAGAAACAGAGCGTCATGAGCAACTGATTTCAACGACCGTATCGGAAAACAACCGCACCCAACAGCTGTTAAGTGAAAGCTTGCAAATTCAACGCAATATGTTGAATGAGCAGGAACGCACTACAGCCATGATTGAGAAGCAGGACAAGGATGACCTTGTGCTCCTCAAGAAGTCTAAGGATAAATCTGAAGATGGCGAAGAGAGCGAAGGCGGAGGCCTTATTGAAAAGCTGTTTGATGTAATCGGCGGCAAGAAAGGTAAGCTTGCGAAAACCCTCTTCAAGGGCGGTAAAGGCTTGCTCCGTCTTGGCGGCAAGGGCTTAGGCAGGCTTGCAACGTCCTTGTTTCCTAAAGCAGCACCTATTGCGGGTAAAATCGCCTCAAGATTCCTACCTGCCGCAGGAAAGATAGGCGGTGGCCTATTATCCAAAGCAGGAGGACTGGCAGCAGGTGTGGCTGGGCGATTAGGTGTAAACGCGTTGAAAGCCGTTCCTGGCCTGGGTTTAGCTGCTACTGCGGCCATGGCTGCTTATGATGGCTATAAAGGTTGGGACAGCGAAAAGGCTAAAGCACTGTATGGTGACGATAGCTTCAAGTCCAAAGCAAAATCATCATTAGCACATATCGGTTCAGGCCTGACTTTTGGTTTGGCTGACCCGAAACAGGTTTCAGACTTCTTCGGTAAGATGATGGATTACAGCCCTTGGTCACTCCTACAGAAAGGCATTTCTAAAGTCTTTGACTTCAAGGATAGCGACACATTCAAAGCCTTGAAAGAGGGCTTCAAGAAAAAGCTGGATGTTGTAAAAGACTTCCTCTTTAGCCCGATTGAGACCATCGGTAAAGGCTTCAACAAGCTGATGGACACATTAGGTTCGATTCCGATTGTTGGGGATTTCTTTGAGGGCTTACGCTCACCCAAGATGAAACAGCTGGCTACCAGTGTCTGGAAGATGTCGCCGATAGGCCGTGTGTTTGATACCCTGACTACAATCATGAAGAAGATTGCAAGCTACTTCAACATTGACCTGCCGTCAGGACAACAGCTGAAAGACGGTATGTCTAACGCTTTCCAGACTGCTATCAGCTCAGTTGGTGAGGCCTTCGGAGTAGATAAGGGCTTGGGCTCAGTCTCAGCCAAGTACGAAGGCAAGGTTGAATCGGCTAACAAAGACAACAAGGGCTGGGCTTACGGTAAATATCAATTTAATTCAGCAACAGGGGGACTGGATGATTTCTTCAAGCATAATCCTAAGTATGCTGCTCAGTTCAAAGGCCTGACGCCTGGAACTGAGGAATTCAATAACAAATGGCGTGAAATAGCTGCTAATGACCGTGAGGGATTTGAAGCAGCCCAACATAACACTGTCGTCAAGACCCGATATAATCCTGCGGCAGAGTATGCAGGCAAGCTAGGATACAAGCTGGATAACCGTGGTGTGCAAGAGATGATTTTCTCGGGCGCAGTACAACATGGCGGTATCAACAAGTTGTTAAAACAAGTTGCTAGCACACCTGGCTTTGCTAACATGACGCCAGAACAACAGATTCAGGCTTTCTACGCAGCGCGCAAACAATACGTTGCAGGCAATGTTGACGCCAAGACGAATGAGGGCTTACAAGCTCGATACGACAACGAAGTTCAGACGGCCTTACAATATGCTAAGGGTGAGCAATCAACCAATGTTGTAGGTGCAGCAGCTAGTGGCCTGGCTATGAAAGTTTCAGGCATTATCCGAAACAATGCTACAGTCAATACCAAACACGGCGGTACAAAAGCTGCCACCAAGTCTATCGGTCGTTGCGCTCGACACGTTTTCAACTCATTAGCTGCAGCAGGCTTTGATGTTGGCAATGCTGATATCAATAAGGCTTCGGGTATTCAATCAGCCAAAGATGCAGTCCCTCCGTTGAAGAGGGCTGGATTTGAGGTTGTCGGCTATCCTGCGGCAGATAACAACAACGCAGGGGCTATGCCTGGTGACGTTGAAGTCTGGTCAGGTGTTCCAGGACACCCAGACGGTCATATTGCTTTCTTCGATGGACGCAACTGGATTTCTGACTTCGTACAGCAAGGCCGTATTGTAGCAAATGCATATGCAGGCAAGGCTAGAGTTACCCGATTGAGACACCCCAAAATGGCTGCTTCGGGTAAACCTGCTGGCGGTAAGGTTAGCCCGCCACCTCTGCTGAAAGCACCTGCTCAGAAACCCGCAGGTGGTTCAGGCACTCCAGCCTTGATTCAATCGCAGAACAAGCCGTCTGCACCTGTCGGAATTGCGGCTAATTCTCAACAACGGCCTAGCACTGTGAAAACAATCCTGTCGGCCTTTGCTGAGAAGCCAGACGACAATATCAAGTCAACACTGAATCTTGTAAACATGATGGGTTAGGAGGAAGAGCATGAGCTTGTTTTATGAAGAGATGTTGAAGAATCCCAACCTGTTGGTGACTCTGGCTTTCAGCGGTTCAGATTCCGTCCCTGCGTTTACAGTAAGCAGCCTGATTTCAGACGATTTCGGGGTGAATACTCAAACGCAGTGGAATCATAATGACGCTTCAGTCAGCGATAACGGCTTGCAGACAGTTGCTAACGTGATTGCAGGTATGACGGGTGATGCTAAACGCTCCATGAGCACGCTAGTCGGTACTTTGTCTGACTGGTCGGGTAATAGCAAACCAACATTCACTATTCCGCTGGTGCTACCAAAATACAGCAAATCCGCACCTGGCCTAGATATTGCTTCAACAATGCTAGCCATGTGTGCGCCGTCCTATAATAAGGGCGTATTGGTAGCACCTGGCGGGTACTACAGAGGCAATGCTATCACCCAAGTGTACGGCCAGATTCAAGATGCTGCTAATGGCTTGATTGGGCTGGCTAATGACGCGCTTGAGGCCGTCGGCAGCACTAGCGCGATTCCAACTGTTGGCGCAGGCTCAGACATGGGCTATGCAGACATCTTGTCCCAACTCAAAGGCACTTGGTCAATCCAAATCGGCAATTGGTTCAGAGCAACCCATCTGGTGCTGGATAACGTGAACTTTTCAGGCTCGAAAGAGGTAGTGACTGGCGGTGTACCCCTAGTGGTCAATGTTTCCGCCAGCTTCACCCCTGTAATTCAGCCTTCGGCCAGTACAGTCAAAAACTGGTTCATTGCTGATAATGACACGTCTGTCTTCAAGGACACTGATATTGCGATTGCTACTCAAGGCGAAACGCCGTCAGCCAACGGTAACACTACACCTGCGGAGGCCTAATGTTTAAATTGTCTGCTCAGGAGTTGGCGTATCGATACGACATCTCCAATTTTATCCGCCGAACGGAATCAGCCTCATATTTTGATATTGTCGATTCGACCTTTCTGAACGACTTGAAGTCATTGAAAGGCATGCAGACTTACACGGTCAAGTTTGAAGCTAACAGACCTGACCTGTTGTCTGAGGCGATATACGGTTCAGGCATTACTCAACTATGGTGGATTGTAATGACCGTCAACGGCTTGAGATTACCGACTGAAATCAAGACCAACATGACGGTTCAGTATCCAACACTAGACCAGTTGGAAAGCCTGTATTTTAAACTCAGCGCACGGATGTCAGCTAACAAGATTGATTTCCGTGGGGCTAACATTGAATTGTTGGACTAATCATGATAGGGATACAAGGTCAATACCTTTTTGACGTAAAGATAGGCAGTTTATCAGGATTCTTGACAGAGGCTGACCTTGTTGTCTTCAAACTCATAGAAGAGGCCGGCAACAAATTGCCTTTGTTTGAGATGATTTTTCAGGTCAATGACCCTACGATTTATCGATTGATGAATCAAGGCAATTTGTTGAAAGTTTCTTTTGGCGTTCACCAACTGAATATGCATGACCTACAATTGATGATTGTTGAAAGGGATAGGATTTCTGAATCTGCTAATTCAACATTCGTCCGACTAGTGGGAACGTTGGCTGCTATTCAGTATTCGACCGCTAATACAACATACAGCAAGACTGTAACGACCAAAGAGGCGATTCAGGAATTGGCCTCCAAATTCTTCCAGTATGAATCAAACATCACACCTGGAAACGACCGAATGGGCTGGGTGTCTAATAGCAAGACAGTCAGGTCATTCATCAACAAGCTTTGGTTGCATAGTGATGTCGGCAACGATATTCCAATGATTGGGATTACATCAACAGGCAAGTTTAGACATCTTGCCCTTTTGAAGCATGTAAGCCAATCGAATAAATGGACGCTGACGACTAACACACCGAACCCTGGTGAGATACCCTTGAGCCAGCTTCCTAGCGTTTTTAGCAACGCAGCAGCTGTAAACCTGCTTGGCGGTTATTCTCGCAGCATTATCGTCAACGACCTAGCCAACGCTAAGACGAAACGGATAACACCGCCTGAATTAGGCAAGGGGATTCTCTCAAACTCTGAATCTCTGGACACCATCAATGCAGGTACACGCCTCAGGGCTGTATCTTACACTAACGACAACGTGTTCCCTGAGTATCATCAACGCAGGGAATTCAATTCCAAACACTTATTAATGCTGGATTCCTTGAATGCTAAATGCTATGTTGAGGGTATCTTCTGCGGAGTTCAAGTGTTAGATGTCGTCATGCTGAAAGATTCTAGCTATACCTTGGGTCAGTCTGTTGAGGATACATCAGGCCTCTGGATAGTCAAGAAAGTGGCTCGCATCATCCAAGACAAGAAATTCCATACAGTCATCACCCTGACTAGAGACTCAATCAACAAACTCACATTGCTGAAAGCTTAGGAGATAGACAATGCTACCGATTGATGAATGGTTCAGCGAAACGAAGCCGAATGAAAGCTATCAGCGTGGTATCGTGCTAGACAATAACGACCCTGAGATGAAGAAGCGGTTGAAAGTGCGTATCCCTGGTTTCATGGAGGGCGACAAAGAGACACTACCATGGTGTGTTCCTATTGGTGACGCTTTCTTAGGCGATTCTGCTCAATCAGCTGAAGTGGCTGTTCCTGCTATCGGCTCAGAGGTGGTAGTATCCCTCCCAACCACTGATGCCTCATTCCCATTTTACATTGGCTCATGGCAATCCAAGCCTGTCCCTGCTGAGTTTCAGACCAACTATCCGAACCGACACGGCAGGAAGGATAATTCCGGCACTTACTGGTACAACGACCAATCGACAGGGGAATTCAAATTCAAGCATTCCTCAGGCTTTGAGTTCACGATTAAGCCGAACGGCGATTTCACTCTCAAGACTGCTGGCAACGGAAAAGTGCAGGCTGGTCAATTGCTAGACCTAATCGCAACAACAATGGTATCTGCTAAGACACCAATGCTGAAAGCCTCGCAAGAGATTATGGATGAAGTGAGAACCATGTCGCAAGACCGACAAATCTACAACACTCACATTCATCAAGGTTACCATGGCCCAACCAGTCAGCCTTTGCAACCTAAGTAATTGTGTTCCTGTCCTAGCCAGAATCTCGAACATAAATACAGGATTTTGGCTAAAAATTCTGCTTGAGATTCAAGGGATTATCAACGAAATAGCCAATTCCA